TGCCACCACTCGTTCCGAATGGTCCTGATTAAATCAGCCTCTGCTCTGGCGTGCTCGTCTGCGAATGACGTTATGCCAAAAGTCAGTATGTCGGGAATCAAAGCAACTAGATCTGAATCTTGAGAAAATGCCATTACCATTTCACCTTTGCTGACCAATAAGCCGCAGACATCTTGCCCTTAGCTATGTTTTTAGCGTGTCGGGCTTTGAATGACCTGCGCTTTGCTTTATCTGCTTCGCTTTCACCTTTTCTTGGCGGCTTAGTATCTGCGCCTTGTTGCCCAAAACGAATAAGACGAACATTGTCGCCTTCTTTAGCCAATACTGCGTGGCTTTTTTCTTTGTGCTTTGGTGTGCGCTTAGGCTTGTTGTAGCCCTCAAACCGCTCGCCTCGATAGGTGATCGCCATAGAATCTCCTGCAAGAAACAAGCCCCGCATTTGCAGGGCTGTTTCAGGGTGCAGTTTAAAGTGCTGAGTCGAAGAACATCTCAACGCCATAGCTGTCATCAAGCTCACCTACGCCATAAACGGCAGTAGCGTTAAGCTCAAAGGCTCGCAAAGATGCGTCGCGCTGTGGCTCGATCTGGAAGTCACGCTTCATAGCGATAGCGAGAGCTTCAGGTGCAAATACTGCGCCCTTTGCGTCGTCGTTACCGTCAATCGTGATATTCGCAGACTCGTAGATGTCGATACCTGCAATCGTTCCAACATACGCGTTCACCATAGCAGTGTTTTGCGCGTCACCGGCATTTGGATTGGCAAAGGTATTCGTCAGGTTAGCTTTCAGTTGGTACGCCTGATAAGGATGCACAACAGCCGACATGCGGCCAGTGATCTTATTAGCACGCAAGGTTGCAGCCGCTTTAAACAAATCAGCAACTGTGATTTCTTGTGCAGCAGCACCTAAAGAGCTTGAGAAACCGTCGAACAAAGCAATTAAGTCTTGGTCCATCTTGGTTGCAATTGAATTACCAAGAACAGTTCCAAGCTCTTCTGCTGGATTACCGGCACCCATTGCAGCAACGTCAGTCAATACGACCTGTGCGCCTACTTCTTGGACACTGATCGTTATCGCGCTGGTGCTGACAGTCGTTGACGACATATCAGTGCCTTCGGTTAAATCAGCAGCCGCGATTGCAGGATACTTAGGAACCTGAATGGTTTTACCGGCATCAGCGCCGATGTCGTAACGGGTAACAAGACCCATCATTAAGGATTGCTCTTCAGCAGTGAATCGTGCCTGAGCGATAATGTTGACGAATAAATCGTCTAAAGTTGTACTAGTTGTAGCAGCCATTGGTAGTTCTCCAAAACTTGATTAGGGTTAATTGGGTCAATTCGCCTTCTTCATGGCAGCGTAGGCTTCCCTGCCGCCAGAGTTCCAGTTATCGACCATATCAGCCACCGATACAGGCTTCGGAGTCAAGCCACCAGCATTTCCTCTGCTTCCCGTCCCACCTGTTGAGGCGCGGACAAAGTGCGGATTAGCTGTTAAAAAGTCAGCAACTAACTCATCTACTGTAAGCATGTTGCCACTTTCGCTATATCGCGGCGTACCTTGAGGATCTAGCACTTCAACCCCGCCATCTTCAGCGAGTCGTACTTGTCCTTTCAGCAGTTGCGATACTTGATCTGGTGATACTGCGTCATGTTTGCTGGCTGCGTTGAGTAATGATCCATCGACCAAGGTCTCTTGCAGCTTCTGCTTATACGCCGTTATCTCCATATCTTTCTTTTCGACGGTCTGCTTCAGGATATTCTCAAAATCGCCGCGTTCTTTTTGGCGTTCCAGCTCCGCTTGCTCACGCTCCTGCATGATTTTACGTGCTTCTTCGAGGTCTATCCCTTCGAGTTTCTTTTCCGCTTTCTTACGTTCTCGCGCTATGCGATCAGCAACAATTCGGTCTAACTCGTCTTGCGTAAAAGTCTTCTGGTCCTGAATGGTTTCGGTCGTTTCAGTTTCGACACTTTCCATGATTTCTTCGCTCACGTAACGATTATCCTCTAATGAGTATTGCGGGAAGTTTAACCCATAAATTCTAGGTTAAGCTAGTTTATTTCCTCATCGGCTTTTTCTTCTTTTTCTTGTTCGACTTCTTCTGTCCGTAATGGTTCGGCATCTTTCTGTTTCCTTTTGGCTTTGGGTTTTTCGATAGGCAGCAATTCATCAATTACTGCGTGCAATTCTGCAAAGTCTGCGCTTTCGCTGTCAGGCGCGTTGGCTTCTAGCGGCTCAATTAGATGCCTGATCGCCGGTGGTATCGGCCTTCTGGCACATAGGTTCCTAGCTCTATCTAATTCTTTGCTCATTCATCCTCCACGATTGGGAGCCAATGGTGACGACAGTTATAGCCGCCTCTTACTATAAAAGGATCTCCTGGTGCTTTACCAGCCCACGATCCCTGCCATTTACTGTTTATTTCTTCCTCAGTAAACGTCTTGCCTACATTATTGCGGCAAAATTCACGGCTGTCACGTATCACATCACCGTAGTATTGAAATTTAGTTACACCCGCCTCGTTTGCGGTTGCCTTGGTAATGGATGCGCTATATTGAGCGAGGCTATCGTTTGCCATTTGCGTAGCATAGCGGCGCATATTGTTGCCCAGCCTATCTCGGGCATAGATGCTATGCAGTTTATCTATTGCATCCTGCTGCCGTTGACCTGTTGCGGTCTGCGCTATTTCTACCAATTGACGAGCTTCTTCGTCGTCTGCTTGCTGGTATACGCCGTTTATCTGCCCACGTAGCTCTTTGATAAGGTCGTTTTTACTGCGTCCTGTTAGCGTTGACTGGTAGATCCCAGTTGCAAGGGTGTCCAATTGCTGATCGGCTATGGCCTGAAAGCCTTGAAAGCTAAGCTGCTGCAAGGCTTGGATGGTCTCTGGTGCTACCCGTGTAAATGCGCCGTACTCAGACAGCATTGCAAACTGGCTGTTAGCCACCCCGATATATTCGTCAATTACGCTTTGCGCCTCTTGCAAGAAATCAACTTCAATTAACCTGCGGACCTCTTGCCTAGCCTGTAACGACCATTCAAGGTCGAACAGTTGTCCATCTGTATCGGGTGCGCTGTTTACGTAGGAGGCAATATTGCCCTCTAGCGTTTGCAATACGCCAGACAAGCGGCGCTGATGTTCGTCAGTTAGCCGCTCTAAAAAGTCAGCATAATCGTCATTGGCCGCCATTATTCAGCCTGTATCGGAAACTGTCCTATGACGCGGGTTTGTGCTTCGATCTCTTTGTGTGCTTCTGACAGCTTCTCATCGTCTAATACTAAGTCAGCGATCTGTTTATCAACTTCGCGCTGCATAGTGGTAGAAGGCACGCCGCTGGCTCTGACTTGCTGCAAGAATATTAACTCTTTCTCGTAATCGCGCAGATCAAAAGCATCAGGGTAGAAAACCTCAACGTCAGGCGTAATTCCTAGCCAGTTGCAGAAATAACCCCAGATGTGCTCCTCGGCAAGTTCAAGCAAATCGGCTTTTTCTGATAGCTTGGCGTTAAGCATCTGAAACTCGGTCTGCATTGCTACGCCTGATTGGGTTAGTGCTTCAGTCCCCCTAACCGCACCCATGTGCGCCATCTTGTTGATCGCTTCGACCTTATCCTTAATTGCTGCTCTGATTGAGTCGATATTCTGACCGCTAGGTTGTAATAGGAAAGGTTTCAAGCCAGGGTCGCTATCCTCAGACAAGTTAATAACCGATCCTGCCCCAGCACTCGCGTCTGCGTCGTAGGTCTTAACCAACGAAGGGTGATTGCTGATCCTGATAAGCTGCTCGATCTCACTAAGCTCTTGGTAAATTGCTTTTTGCATTAGCGCAACGTCGCTTAGATCACTTATACCAATCCCTCTAACAACGCTACGCGCTGCGGGTAGAAATGCCGCAGGGATCTTGCCCAGCGGATTGGGTATCTCTTCGATCTTGGTTTCTGCGTGACCGTCGTCTTTCCAATACTCGATGATATCTTTGCGCCACAACCTGTAATAGCTAACCGTTGTGGTTGCGTCTTCCCTGTCGATTGATTCCCTTAACTTCAGATAGGTCAGCTCAAATCGTCCGCTAGGTGTGCGCTCATATTTCCAGTCAAATACATTTTCAGGCGTGAATAAGGTCACATAGGGCCGAATATCTTGATCTAGCTCTTCTGCGCGTGTCTGTGCATTGCTCTGCGGCTTATCAACCAAAATCCATACATGCCCATAAACAGATGACCAGATCTGTGCTTGCTTCATAAAGCTGTTAAAGCTCATTCCATCAAGATCGGCATCGTCAACGAATGACTCCAGCGCGGGGTTGTTAGTCAGGCCGTTAAAATTGCGGACAGGTGGAACCCTCCACAAAAACGACGAATATATATGCACAATATTGCGACAGTGGTTATCAACAGGAGTCAATGCAACCCTTCTGCTGTATTCGTCTTTTGATTCGTTAAGATATGCGGTCAGATATGACCCGTTCTGATAATCCTCGCCCCCTAGATATGAGCGAAGGTATAACTCCCACCGTTGCTCGTGTATGTCATAATCGGGGTGCTGATATTCTAAAAATCGCATTAAGTCCACCTCGTAGGCTGTGGCGTTTCATGTTCCTTGCGAATGGGGAACATATATTCGATTAAGTAGCCGAGTGCATCATTCATGTGATCGAACCCGTCATCCTTATTTGGCTGGCTGGTGCCTTCTTTGTACGTTTGACGCTCCAAGCTGTTGATTACGTTTTTACAGTTTGGCGTAACAAATAACCGCCGTTGTTGCTGACTAGATAACAGTCGGCTGTTGACACTGTTTATCCTATCACGTATTGCAGGATGCTTACTGCGTACTTTAACCCGAAACCCTGCGTTTTGTAATATGTTTAAGTCGGTCCGACTACCGGCTGAAGTCTTCCGCTGGGCAGATGCGGGATCAGGATATATCGTGATCGCGTTCTGCCTATACCTTTGCCTGATTTCGTCCACCATCTCATCGGTGTTTGAGCCATACATTACGATCTCGTCTATGGCGTGCAACGTGCCGCCATTCCTAACGCAGACAACTGCCGACATGGGGTCGACGTTGAAATCCATACCGATATGTAGCTCATCGACTGAGGCATTATACGGTTTGACTGATTGCTCGCGGCTAAATGCGTAATAGATAATCCCGCTGTAATTGACGAATCGAGCCTCGTATTCTTGCTGAAATGTTCTTTCGTCAAGGTCGTTTTTGGCTGCTCTTATCTCGTCAGGGTCAACGTTGCCGCCATCAATCGTCGTATATTGGAAGGCTTCCCATGATTCTTGGCCGTCTACGCCCCTCGTCCACAGGTCGTAGAAGTGGTTTCTGCCTTTAGGTGTGCCAATAAATAACGCGTTTCCGCGCCTGTCAGATAATGATGGCCGCAACACTTCATGCCACGCTTCAGGACGCATATCAGCAAACTCATCCAATACGCAAAAATCTAGCGCCCGTCCTCGCAGATTGTCGGGCTTTTCTGCGCCCTTGAGGGCTATGCTTGAGCCGTTACGCAAATCGATGCTCAACGCTGTCTCGTTTTTCTTGGTCATGTAACCGTCAGGTATAGCGTCAATAAGCATGTTCCACGCTATTTCTTTCGCTGCCTTATACGTAGGGGCAACATACCAACAATTCTGAGACTTGCCTTGCAGCGCGTGCTTCAGCAGCTCATAGGTTGATAAGAAGGTTTTACCAAATCGACGACCCGCTACAACGACCCTGAACCGCGAGTCATTGAAGAAGATGTCATCTTGGGGTTTGGTCAGCTTCATCGGCTCTCTGTATAACTATGGGCTGTAGATCAACAGGCTCCGATTCTGGCTGATCCCGCTGTCCTAACCAGTTTTTTCCGAGCCATACTAGCATAGTCGTATTTCCGTCCATCGCGGTCGTATACTGCTTCCGTCTCAGGCTCATTTTGCCGTGGCTGGCCTTTTGCTTGAAATAGTCCGAAAAACTCATTTTATGTTCACGCTTACAGGCTGAATTCAAGGTATCGTAATCGATGCCAAGAACTGCTGCTTGCTCTTCACCTGTACAGTGAATAGCGCACATTTGATTTACTTGTTGCCAATCTATTTCTTTCAGAGGTCTGGCCATATTAATAATTGGAGCGGACAGGTCGGAGTCGCACCGCCCAGTGCTACAGGGGTACTGCAGCGCCTGCTTCTTTTGCCCGCTTTGGGTACGGTTGTGATAAGCACATTATTTGCTTTTTTATCTTTTTGTCCAGCGGCATAAGGTATCGATGTTTTCCTTCAGTTTCGATTATTTCACATTCAGACGGTTTTGCGGTTTTTCTTTTCATGCCTTGTTGTATATTCCAACCTTTTTCTGAGACTTGTCTTGAATGCAGCCTCTTACCATTCAACCAAAACTCTTTCCCTTTTGATGTTTTGCCCGCATAGATCCAATTACCAGCTTGATAAATGCCGCCGTGATGCCCGTATTGCGGATCAGCGAATGAAACTATTAGCCGCAGTGCAGGGCTCTTTTTCTTCAAAAATCCGATTGCGACTTTCACAATTCTTGAAACGTTTGTTTTGTGACTTGACAGAGCTATTCTTGTGAGTTCGCAACCCTCCGTTTGTTTCAAATTGTATGGCTTTAATAAATTGCTACTTGCTCCTCGACTGAATATCAATACACCCACGAATTTTTTATCTTCCCAAACGCCTATTTTTACTAAAGGCGGCACGGGCGTGCTTTTACTATAATGCCAATTCTCGCACGCATATTTAGCTGCTTGATGGCTTGCCCAGTCTATTTTCAGATTGACTTTACCCATGCTTTCGCAAATCAAATTCTTTGCCGCAATGAGGGCAATCGATCCACTTAGGATCTAACTCGTCCAACTTACCTTGTTCTTTTTCTGTTGCTGGCTCAAAATATGGTGAAATTCCCATAAGTTCTGCAATTTCATTATCGTCAAAACCTAAAAGTGAAATATCAAGACCTACTTCATCAA